GTTTGTACATTACTGCCGGTGGCGGGACTTGAACCCGTTTAAAAAGCCTTATATTTGCCTATATTACTGCATTTCTCTGATTTTGTGGCAAATTCGTGGCAAATTTTCTGATATACACAAAAATGGTTCCCGGTCACGACTCCGGGAACCATTTTTATATTACATGTAATCACTTAGCTTTTTTACTGTAGCATATATTCTGATCTCATGCAATATCAAATATATTTTACTTTGCCCTTAAGCTGTTCTGTCAGAGCGTTCCGCAATACCATTGAAACATTCAGCCCTGCTTTATCTGCTGCCATGCTCAGATTATATGGTATTGTGCAATTTCTTTTTACCAACCGCATATCCTGTTGTCTTCTATATTCATCAAAGTCAACATCTACCAGCGTTTTTATCGCATCCTTATATTTATCATTCTCCTTTATAGAATCAGGCATTGGCATTTCCTTACCTTCATCTTCAAGCTCAATTCCCATTAAGCCTATAGCATCTCTAGCCATTTCAATAGCCTCTGCTAGGTCTTCTCCCTGTGTATCAATATCGAAATCAGGGATTCTGACCAGATAGTGTTTATTCCCCTCTGTAATAAATACTGGATATACTCCTTTCATTTATTACCTCCATCAATTTCTGCAATTCATTCTTCTTTCATATCATATCTCACGATTGGTTTTTTATTTAAAGAGAATTGGGAATTAGTTCCCTGTTTTCTTTAAAATAATCTTTGCAAGCTGTTCATCAATTTCCTTATGTCTCGGTATCGTTTCATTTCGTTTTCCATTTGTATATATGTCGTGACTGGCTCCATGTCGCAATAACCAATAGCCATTTTTTTCAACCTGCTTAACCAGATCGCTTCTATTCATTGCTCTGTGATTACCTCCTTTCCTTCTACATTATACGCATAAAATACGCATATGTCAATGTTGTTATACGCATTTTATGCGTATATGTATTTCCATATAAAATTATAATAAGCCCCGGCTTAATCGCCGAGGCTTATTGTCACTCAATATTCTTATTATTCTTAGTAATTGCTGCGATCCAGCCGGAAGGGATCCGCATCCATACTGTAGATGCTACCTGTCTGATTTCTTTACAGGTTACTGTCGTTCCTTTTCGGAGCACTGCATACCCCTGATTATTATCAGAGTGCTTCTTCCCGGATGCCGTCAGCTTGTCCCATCTTTTCAAGGCACCTGCCGGTGTGATGCGAATGTTCAGCGCAGCAGTCGTCACATAATTCTTGCCCACTGTATAGCAGTTCTGTTGCACCGGTGCAACTTTCTGTTTCTCCGTCTTCAAGAACAGTGCTCGCTCTGCTTCTCTTCTTCTCGTAAGACCATTCAGCACTTTCCCGCCTGCTTTATTATAGGCAAGAAGCTTCTCTGCGATCTGTGCAGGTGTCCTTCCGACGCAAAGCTTCTTCAGGTTACCTGGTCCGCAATTGTATGCGAAACTGATCAACGCATCTCTCTGATTGTTATTCAATGTAATCGGCACATATGCTTTATTATCAACATAATTTGCAAACTTCTGACAATCTGCAATCAAATAAGCCTCTGCCTGCCCCATGGAGATCTTCATGCCTTTTTTTACGTCTGCGCCATAATGACCGTATCCGATAGTATAATATTTTTCTGTCTGCACCGGCTTGTATGCTGTCAGTCTGCAGCCCTCAAACGACATGATCAGTTCAAGCCCTGCGTGTCCTATCTTCTTACTCATCCTGCCCGCCTCCTAACTGCTCCATATGATCATTCACTTTTGTGCGCATCATCTTCATGATTGGCTTAAGAAAAGGTGGAATCGGTGTCCCGATATCCTCCATATTCTCCAGAATCGATATGATCTCGTTAAATGTAAGCCACAGAGCTATTGCGATTGCAAAGACCGGCGGATACTGGATACCCCACCTGGCATTTATAATTGAAGACTTGATAAGCCAGTCTACAAGGCAGCCGATAATGACCAGCCCATGCATACAGACTTTTTTCTGTATTCCTCTGACGGATATGTAACTCTTAACCGGTTTATCATCCTCTAAATTCCTATACTTTGCTGCCTGGATTCCTGTAATGTAATCCATAATATTAAGAATCAATAAAAGCAGCCATGGGATTGCGAGTACTCCAAGCTTCGCCCAAACAGCGGTTCCTACCATGATAAAAATTGTTCTGACTTTTCCTAATTCGTTCATTTGTTTTCCTTCCTTTCTATCTTGCTTATGCATCAAATTCCACAAGCCATTTGTTGTCTGTTGCGCTGTAAGATACTGCTCTAATATATACCTTACCGTTCATGTCGATATATTTTGAGTTGACATCTGTAGCATCTATACGTGAGATATAAGCATACGGAAAAATTACCTGCGCTGTTGTAAACATCATTGGACACATTGCTAATATACCATTTCCAATTGAAATAGAACCTCTATTGATAGTATCAATCGTACCATCTGCTAAGAGACAACTTCCGGCATTGCTTGTTCCTTTATAATTGATGAGGAATCCTTTGTGTTCTTCTTTCTCTCCTAATTTTCTATAGACGGAATATGCACAGTTTATTCTTGGAACCTCATTCGTTTTTGAGAATCCGAATACCACGCTATTTGCATCTTTCTTATAATAAAGGACGCATTGCTGTGTTGTTGAAATTGTTGAAACCGTAAAATTATCTCTTCCTGTATCAAAAGATCCATTTGCATACAAAAGGCCATATATATAAGTTTTATCTTTATTTACACGAATCAATACACCATTCTGTGTGTCCTCCCCTGCATGAATCAGATAATAATAAGGATAGTTTGTATCAGCTGATTCAAGCTGTGTAACATTCAGACCAAGTGCAGCACTTACCTTTTCTATGTCAAAATCAAACTGATACACTGTTTCGCCTGTTGAATTTACAACCGCTTTCGTCAGATATAAATAATTAAGCCCCATTATTGTAGCCATGTTCTATCTCCTTTCCGTTATTCCGCTGTTTGTACAGGTGCAGCCTGCAGATCATGGTAAGTAGCCAGACCACCTACACCTGTGCCACCGTAAGTAACATTTCCACTCGTTTTTATACTACTGCCTCCTGTATCAATCTGGCTCTGCAAAGCTTTTAATCTTGCTTCTACTGTCTCTCCGTTCGCGTCGTATACACAGGACGCATATGTTTTCGGTATTACTATCTTATTTCCAAGTTTGAGCCAATCTGTTATTTTTTCTAATGCTGACATTTTTTGTACCTCGCTTTCTAATTTAATATTGAAATTCCTGAACAATAGATTTCATCACCTGTCTTATAGCTTTCTGATCCCTCCGAATCCAGAAAAATCCCGTTTTTGTTCCATTCAATTTTGCAAATGTTCCAAACGGTCTTATAATCATCTGTTATGTGTTTTACCACTCCCAAAAGTACTGTTTCTGGTCGGAAGTTTACTTTCATATTAGAATTATCATCAGCAGTAAACAATGTCACAAAATCCTTGTCAGATGGTACATCTTTTGTAAGAATGCAGTTAATTTTTAAAATAGAAATGTTACATATCTTATAACAATTCCATGTAGAATTTTCGGATATATACTCTGAATTATGATCATAGCCCCAGTGACCTAATGCATCACTAATTATCGTGATATTTTGCGCATCATTTAACTTAAAAACTCCATCACCCCAAACGACAATAGTATCTCCATCGGGCCTTCCAATTCCATTATTATCTGATGTCATATTTGAAGCAGACCCACCTTCCGGAATTTCTGTCTTTTTTGCATAGGTGTCAGCAATTACATTCCCATTTCCGTCCTGCGCTGCCTTGGTTGCAGTTTCTGCTGTTGTAGCACTTCCTGCTGTCTGTGCTGTTTCCGCTTCCGCAGCCTTTGCCACCATCTTTACACCTGTTGCATAGTTCTCAAATTCCTGCGCTATTGTTTTGTTCTTCACCCCGTTTTCAGAAGTTAAAGACAATTCGGAATCTAATACAAATTTAACAGCATCCGGTGCTTGCTCATCATCCCCCAAAACTTCAAGTTTTTTGTCAAGTTCCGCTGTAACTACCTTGTTTTTCACTGGATTCTCTGATTCTGTGGAAAGCGTAGAATCTACTGTTATACTTCCACCTGTGCCACCTGCATCAATTTGCTGTTGTAAATTTTTCACAGCGGCATCTACCGCTTTGTTTTGAATTGCATTTTCACTAGTAGCAGACAATTCAGCATCAACAGTGATACTGCTTGTCTGTGGAGCATATAAGATAATCTCTTTCCCATCAATCGTGATCTTTCCGATTTCTGTACCCTCTGTCAGTGTGGCTTCTGCTGTAACGGTGCTTCCGCCTGTGGAAGTGGCTGGCGCATATAAATCATATGACTTCTCTCCAAGTTTGATCTGACCAATCTTTGTTCCCCCTGTAATTGCAGATTTATAGTATAATTCAGGTATATTAAGATCATACGGTTCGCCATCTATCTCAACAATTGCAATGCTATATCCGTTATTCAACAACCCATCTATAGACACAGGTGTGATATTATTCCGTGCAAGATACTCTTCAATTGCAAGCAGTGCATCCGTTTCCATGTTCTTGACTGCTGCTGTGACAGGTGTACTTGTATCCGGTCTGTCCTTATATCCATTTGCATATGGTTTCGTGAATTTTTTCGTATAATTTGCCATTTGTATCTCCTTTTTATAATTTTCTCTCATCTATTGTTGGATTGATAAAATCGACTATTTCAAGCGTTTCTTGTGATATCCTGACTATATACAATCCGTTTGGTAGATTTTGATACATGTATCTTAAATAAACTGCTGCGCATATGTATTCTTCATTCCCAAACACACCGCAAAAATGTGTGATGTTCCTAAGTGGTGCAATGTCAATTTTGTTTAGCTGTCCGTCTTTGTACACACCTATTTTTAAATTAGATGTTTCGCTGCTGCTCAAACCAGAATAGTTTGAATAGACAACAACAGAATTACCTATTTTTTTTACATTTTTAAAAGTACCCAATACTGAAGTACCTACAGTAAATAGTGCTTTTATGCCGCTGCCATCAAAAGCATATACTGCCATTTTATAACCTGATTCATAATATCTTCCTGTCATATAAACAGCATCATCTGTGACATAGTAAGATCTACAATAAGTATCACTAACTATCTGTGAGATACTAAAAGATGATCCATGAGATAAGGAACAAACCGGATGGCTGTCTCCATACACAAAGATGCTGTCTAACCTCTGACCTGTATTTGCGTCAGACCATCCAAAAACATACACATTATTTTTAAATACAAATGCCGGATACTCAACTATATTTCCGGTTGTATTCAACGACACAAGATTAGATCCCTTAATCATCAAAATTTCTTCTGCAACAGTTTCATCCGATACATTCCTTTGCACAAAATAGTATCTTGGATAATCCGGATCCGAATCATCTCCTGTTACAGTTGCCTTTGTAGTGTCATAATAATATTTTTCATCTACGGCAAACTTCATTTCTGTCTTTCCATCTGTTGTTTTCAAGAAATAACAAGGAAACTTCGGTTTTTTTTCATCTGTGTAAACAATTTGTGATTTACCCTCTGAATCAACAGAAACAACTGCAGTTTTGATACTTTTAGTTGTTTTTATATAGCATAGAAATCCATTTTCACCCACATCACGCATATAAACTGTTTTATCATCATTAAATTCTGCAACATTTGCTATTGGAATAAGCTTATTTTTTTCTGCATCATATGTACATATATACCATCTATCATGTAAAGCACCTTCCCAATCATTACTTCTCAAATTTGCAAAGCAATATATTGTGTCTTTGTACTCTATAAAAGAATAGAATTCTGCTAATCTCAATGATGCTGATTTCAGTTTTTCCCACACAAGCTGACTTCCCTTATACATCTTGTCGTGGTAATGCCCCTGAAAATATATCTCTTTGTGTGGATTCCCTTGATACCATATCGTACTCGATTGTTTTCTTGCCATTTCATCAACCTGCCGTTCCTTGAATCAGATAGATTGTGTTTGCATCCGGACTTGCCGGAAGTGCTGTGACTGATTCAACCTTCACTCCTGTTTCCGCTGCATCTTCCAGACTTTTGATCCTTTCATCCTGCTTATCTGTCTTTTCCTTCAGCGAAGCCGTTGACACATCTTCCCGGACACCAAGATCAGATACAAACCGCCTCTGCTTTTCTTCGCCCTGCGCTGTCAGGGTGTCTGTCAGAGACTGGATCCCTTTCAGTGTCCTTGACAGCACATAAAAACTTTTCAGGACAAATACATCCTTTTTCTGCTTGTCAGATTGCTCAAAATCATATACATAGAATTGCACCGGATCCCCGACCTCCAAGAATGGTAGTCCTGTACACTCTGCTGTAAATGGTGTATAGGTCACACCCTGTACCTTATTCAGGATGGCTGTGGCTATATTGCTTTTTTCTTCCTTTGTGGTGCCAAGCGTAAAGCGGTTTCCCTGCACTATGTATTTGTATTTTTTATCAGATCCGGCATATCCGGCTTTCGTATCTTCCGACTGTCTGACATATACCTTAGTGATTCCATGCACGTCATAATCTTCATAAGTAACGCTTTTATAGGATGGATAGAAGGTCGAATTTGTAATGATATCCGTAACGCCGATTCCCGGTACAAACGGCAGATACAGTCCATTCGTCTTATCATCCGGATCCACGCCGGGATATGCGCCATCATCCTCATCCTCCACGCCTAAACGTCTGTAGTCCATTTCTCCATTTCTGTTTATGAGGCCAAACACACCATTGATCTGGCAGATCGCTTTGATCAGATCAAGAGCATAGATCTTTTCCTGTTCCTCTTCATCAGCGTCCTCTCCATCGTCTTTATCTACCATATTTACAAGCTGCTTGATGGAAAAACCGTCATTTGTCAGTGTCCGCTTTTTCTGCGCAACCCCCAGGAACACAAACAGGTCATTCCGGAACTTCTTAATAGTCAGCTTTTTACCCATTTTCAAGTAAGCTACCTGTGTCCGGAACCACGATGTGACATCCTCATCTGCAAGACTGTACATCATGTCATATGCAGTTATTTCAATCGATTTTTTATTGCTCTGTAATTTAACATCATCTACAACTCCATGAAACAAAGGGATTGGAGCTCCCACTGTATTTTCCGTATGCAGAAACACTTCTATTTTTTTCCCTTTTAAACCCTTGTGGAGTCCATTGATCGTTATCTTAAAAACACTGGCATTGCACCCAACATATTCCACACTTTTTTTATCAAGCAGACGTTCTTTCAGTACCATGCTTTCCTGACAAATATCATAGGGAGAGATATTTATAACCTCAGTATCAGACTTACTTATGCTGATATTCAGATATCTTGTCGTATTCTTAAAATACTCATTCTTGACCGCATTACTCACTTTTAGCATTTAATATTCCACCATCTCCAGCGTGAATCCACTCATATACTTCTGCCCGTTTATTTCTTTTATCACTTTTCCAAATTTTTGGTTGGAATCAATATACATGTGTCCGGTTTTCATGGATCCGCTCTCTGTATCATAATAAGTAACTGTTGCATCACGCTCTTCATAGCAAATATAATTCTGAACCAGTCTATCCATAAAAAATCTATGGGTATTTTCATACATGGAACCTATTTCCATGGACAGACTGGTACGCGTATGTTTGAGTGTTTTTCTATGTAATTCTCCATTTACAGCATCCTGATAGGAATCAATATCTGTTCTCCTATTCGGAGTCGGATCATATCCTTCCTGCAGTATGTAAGGTGTTAAATCAAAATCTCCAAATTTTACCAACATCTAACTCACCATATTTTATCAACTAAAGGCCCTGTCCCCTGTGCTCTTGTTATACTCAACTGCTTGCACCCTTACAGTTTCAAATATTCCGCTCGGATCCGGTACCGGTACTACCGTAACCTCTATTTTCTGACTTAATTTATTCGCCAGATCATCCATCCACCCGGTATTATTTTCCAAAGGAAGGACAGCCTCTTTTCCCTGTTCCGCGATATTCACTATCGTTGAGCTTGTGGCGATACCACCATTGGCCAGCCTTGGAATCTTTACTGTGTTCAATGGTGCAAGATTCAGACCGCCCCAGCTAACCCCGCCAATGATCGGCACATTATCAGGAATATCAACCTTTATAGCATTTAATAGCGAAATAAGACTATTAATTCCGGATACTACCTTATTGATGAACCCTTCAACATGACCAATTCCACCATTTAATTCTTCTTTTATGTCATTCTTTAACTCTGCAAGCCCCTGCTTGAATTCTGCTTTTACCTGTGCAAAATCCTGCTTGGTTTCATCAAACGCCGTTGAGATTTTTTCTCTGATTCCCTTTGTCCATTCGTTATAATCGTCATTGATGGCAATCAGTCCATCGTCTATATCTTCCTTCCAAAGAGCCAATGCTTCTTTCCATGTCCCATCTGTAACGGATTCCTTTATTTCACCCATCATTTCCGAGAACGACATATCGATCTGCTCACCGGTGATCCACTCATTTATTTTTTCACCAAGTTTAAACCCAACAATAGCAGCTACAATTGCAGCTACGATCGTAGTTCCTATGGTAGCTCCTAAAGTTGCAGCTCCTATCTCGCCCATCTTTACTCCTGCAATAATATCTGTAAGACTCGTTTGCATTAGAAGTGGAACCCCGGAAAAAGCACCTCCGATTCCTGCAAGGAGACTCTTTCCAAACGGAATAATATATTTTGATCCATATAGCAGTAAGAATCCGCCAAACGTCTCTAAGACGCCCATCAGGAGAATTGTTGCATTTTCCCATGTAAGACCATTCTCCACGATATCATGTATTGCCGTAACCATTTTGGCGATTCCATCTATAACAAGGAAAATACCTGCTCCCTTCTTGCCGAACAAAGCGAAGATTCCGCCAAAGGCAAGTGCTGTTCCGGCTAAGTTGACAAGAAGATTCTTCCAATTTATTCCATTATTCCACATGTCCATATAAGACCAGGCTTCCATAGCAAGCCCCGCTATTGCAGCAATGGTTGCAAGTATTTTCCCCAGCACCGGATTCGTTTTCATAAGACCGGAAAGGAAACCGGCAATTTTCCACGCCGCCATTGCGGTACCTATTGCCAGCACTATTGGTAAGATTGTCTTCAGGATCTTCTTCACCTTTTCTATCCACGCAAAGTCTTTCTCGGTGAGCGGTACTTCCTCCCAAACAGCCCCACTGCTTTTGCTCTTTGTTTTTTTACCACTGCTTTTATCACTGTTCAGAACATTCAGCTTATCATATCCGGCAACGGCTTTCTGAGCTTCCTTGGCACTTTCTGCTGTATCATCCAAAGCACCTGCATACTGCTTCTGTTGTTTAACAGCTCTTGTCCATGTAGATTTTCCCATAAGAGCAGAAATAAATTTATTTACCGCATTAATCACATTTGTAAGAAAGTCAATGAATTTCGTCAAATATGGGATTGCCGTAGTAATGATCGGAGCAAATGCTGCTGCCAATGAGTTTTTCATATTATCTGTTGACGACTGAAAATCTGACATTGCGCGATTGTAAGAATCACTGTACTGTGCAAATTCTTTTAGTCCACTCGCCAGAGCCGTTCTCATTGAATTCAGCAGTTTTGTGATCACAGAGAATACAAAAACCTGCTTTACAAGCTGTGTCAGCCTACGTCCAAAGGTATCTATACTATTCGCAGACTTTTTCGCCGATTTCGAGATACGCTCCATCGAATCCGCACCCGTTTTTCCCGCTTTGATCTGCTTCGCAATCAGCTCATCATGCTTTTTATTCAGCACTTCTAAATCCTTTTGCGCACTGCTATACTGTTCTGACAGGGACATATACTCACTTGTCTGCGTTCCCGGCATAAAAGCTGTTCCCTCTTTGCGCATCTGTTTCATATACGCTTCCTGGGCTCTCACATCGGATCCCTTTTGCTCTACCTGTGCATCAAGTGCATTCCATTTGGCTCCCGCCCTTTTTCCGTTCCACTGTTCCTGCTTTCGAATCAGCTTTTCCAGTTCCTTATTATCACGGGCAAGCGTTCTTTCCAGTTCTTTATATTCCTCTGTCGGGACCTTGGCCTTCACTGCAGCATCCATTTTGTCTTTTAAAGACTGAACCTTCTGAGCCGTCTTTTCTATGCGGTTCTCAAGAGACATCATCTGGCTGCTTGCATCCTTCGTATTCAGTTCTGTGTTGATCTTGACGCTTCCATCATATCCGCCAGCCATATTACTGCTCCTTGTGCTTCATTCTTGCCATCATGCGATCATACGCATCTATTTTATCTTTCTCTTCCTGAGAGTACTCCTGTCCGGGCTGTTCAAGCTCATATACGTTCTTGGCTTCCCTGATCATCTTCTTTTCCTCTTGTCCCATCTTCCCTGTAATTGCTTTCTTCCTGATTTCAATTACCTGTAAAAATGATGAATATTTGTAAGGCATGTTCCATAAAAGCCCCATAAACTCCCAAAAGTGCATATCCGCCGTATTCAGATTGATAGCATATATCTGCATAAAATCAGCAAATATACGATATTGATCGATATCATAATCTATCAATCTCTTTTCCTGTCTGCCACCTGATTGCCTGTCATGATACCACCCATTCAGAAACCAGTTGATACAGCTTTCAAGATCCGTTCCAACCGGATGTTCCCGCAGATTTCCATCATCATCCTCAAATAAAAGATACAGGATAACATTGGTTTTCTCCCAATCAGCAAGTTCCTTATCATCACGAACCAGAAAAGCCTGTATTCCAATCCGAAAAGAAGTATTTACCTGGTATCCATTCCATTCATGCGGCAATGGATCCAAAAGGATATTGTTCATCGATTACCTCTTTTTGCACTGTATTTCCGTCTGCTGTTAGAGAACTTCTGTTTAAAGAACTTCTCCATGATAGGCATGATCTGCTTCAGGAAGTCCTGCAGCATTTCCTCCGACGGAATAAAGTATTCATCAATTTCATAGTTCTCTTTGAATACATTTCTTACAGTATTTTTTCCAAACAGATGATCAATCTCAGTGATGATCTCTTTGATAAAAACAACCTGTGTCCGTGTAGACTCTCTTATCTGCTCAAAGCTCACCTCAGTACCTTCATATTTCTTTTTCATTTCCTCAGCAGCAGATTTTGCCTCCTCGGATATCTTCTCAAGCCGATCCAATATTCTCCCGTACTTTTCTGCGACCTCTCTGTCAGCAATATTGATCTTTAATACGGAAACCACTTCGCCCTCGTCGTTCTGAATAGCTACCTTTCTGATACCGGAATCTTTCAGTTTGATCAGTTCCATAAAAATACCTCCTATTTTGCAAAGGGGCATCAGACTCTTTGCCCATGCCCCTATAATGCTCTCCAGTCATTTATTATTTGAATGTCCATCCAGACTCTGTGATCGTTACCGTTTCCTTAACCACATCGCCATTACCAGAGATCTGAATTGTCGATGTCAACGGATCTCCACCGCTGCCACCGGTAGAATCCGGAGCAACGATAACCGGTAATTTAATACATTCACCGGACTTTGATTCGGTATCGATATCCGTCTTGTAATATCGATAGTAGAATGTCTCACAGGCTTTTCCTGTTGGGAAATTCTTAAAAAGATAATCGATACATTTCTGCATTTCGTCAGAGATGTATTCTCTTTCCGGTGACATAGAAAATGCAAACCCTTTTAACGAACTGGATTTGTTCTTCATGTTTACATACTGTTTGGAATCGATTTCCGGTCCCCAGCTCTCGGTCAGCTCTGTATAACCATCGCCCATTTCAACGATCTTGGAAGTGCTGCCCATAAGCAATCCAATATCAAGCAAGGAAACCATATTAGTTCTATTTTCAGCCATGTTTCTTTCATCCTTTCTTCACGCTGTAAATCAGTTTCATATTTATTGCATATTCCTGATCGGTTGCTTTCTCTCCGATTGGAAATGCAACACTTGTCCGCTCAACACTCTCAAGCGTCACCGCTGAGTTTTTAAATGATATTCCGCATTCTTCCATGTATCTCCCCAGATTCTCTAACAAATGCTGACTTGCTATCGTTTCCGGGTTTGATTTGGGATATGATCGATACACAATGCGGAATGGAAATTGCGCCTTAAAGCTGCCCGATATATATTTTTTAAGATAAACGGCTCCCTGCAGCGGGAAAACACCTATCGAATGTTCCGCGATCAGATTGTTCCATATCACATTCTTATGACTTGGCTTGAATTCTTTCGGATAATCAGGGTATCCCATTATGTGCTGCAACAATGCTTCTGGCACATATTCTGCATCCTTTATCGTAAGTGACTCTTTTTCCACTTCTATTTTCCTCCAATTTCCATATGAGGAAGTATATCCTCATATATACTGACACTCTCCACTATATAGCAGTCATCATATCTGGCTCTCATTTCCTCATAACTCTGTCCGGAATACTCGTCCAGACAATTATCCTTCACAAAGAAATCTTTTCTTGGAGCAAATGTAAAATACTGTTTCTTCTCAGCATCTTCTAAATTCTCCCACTCCTTTGGTTTCTTGTAATTCTCAACATCTTCCACATACAGAGTAACCACATCTGCATCCTGCTGTCCGTCTTTGGTAGCTGTTTTGCTGCGCTTAACCACAATATCCACATTCTGCAGAAGTGTAGGGAAATATACGCACTCACCCGTTTCTCCATTTATACTCTGGTTGAACACTGTAACCACCTTATTGTCAAAAAAGCCCATCAATCTACCCCCGCATACAGCAGATCCGTGTCATACAGATATTCTCGGATTGCATCTAACATCAGCTCATTTTGCTTTTCTCTGTCACCTACTGCGCCTGAATATACCGTTTCATTATTACCGAATGTAATAGATCTGCCTCCACTCGACATAGATTTGATATTGCCCTTTTGCGGATCATTTACCTTTTTCTCCGCATCATCCAGTTTGAACAGAATATCAATCATGCAACAGGTTGCACTTTGAATCTGAGAAGAATACTGCTCGTATGTCTCTTCTGTTATGTGACCCATGCAAAGATAATTAAGTTTTACACAGGCTCTCTGAAGATACCTATCAAAAAGGGACTCATCAACGATATCCCCAGCATATGTATCTGTGTAATACTGATAATCTGTGTATACCATGATGAATCCCTCCTTTCTTTATCCTCTTGTGATGATACGGGCAATCGCAATTGCCTTCAGTGGGTAATATGACTTCTTGGTAGCATCATTGTTAGAAGCAATTTCCCAGTTGGATCCTGTTGCAAGCTGTGCATTGGATGGTGATACAATATTTCCGTTCTTCCAAGAAATGCCATATGGAGCATATACTCTTCTGCGGCGGGAAATGAGAGTTGTTTCTCCACCATTTTTGAGTGCATCTCGCGACATTTCTGCCGGTACCTTTACGTCACATTCTGTATATTCAATCGCACCTTCACCCAGTACATAGGTTGTGTACTTATCAAATACACCCAGACCTTCTGCATCATCCACATGCTCAACCGGCATATCATCATCTACAAGGATAAGTCTGCCATTAAGTGTATAGAGGTTAAGATCCTTCTGCACGCCGTCTTTGTCTGTATATTTCAGATATCCGACAAGCTGCTTGTTCTCAAGGTTTGTAGCAACTGCGCTATGCATGATAGCAAGTGCAAATTTTCCCTTTTTGTCACCCAATGCCTTCTGCATTGCTGTATTCAGTGTCGTTACATCGAATGTACCGTCCGTTTTATCAGCAGTGATATCAAGGGTATGACCGTCTGCAAATTTCTTACCTTCAGCATCACTCATAGAGAATGTACCATTGAGAATATTGATAAGCACACCCTGATACAGATCATCAAAGTATTCGCTCACTTCTTCAGCTCCTGCTGTATAGTCATCACCGGAAATATCGGCCACAAAGTCCTTTTCTACCCAGGCACCTGCACGGCCAACAACAATTCTGCCCATTGTATAGTTTCCTCTTGCTGATGCCGTGATATCTGTCTTACCATCATAGTTGATACCTTCGCCACCAATTCTCTCTTTGATCAGGGTTGAGATATAATTACCACCCTTCTGCTCAGACAGCATAGATGCATATTGTGGTTTTTCTACGATTGCACCCGACTTCAGCAGGGCATTCATTTTGGTATTCGGCGTGTTACGTACCACTGTGTCAAATACTTCGCCATTAAAATTCACTTTATCAAATAAAGCCATAACCTTTGTCCTTTCTTTATTCCTGGTTCAGATACTGATTAATATCAATATCCGGATCCTGATTTTTGAGTTTCATGAGTTCGGCCATGGACAGCTTCTCCCCATTTCCGCCAGTGCCGATGTTTCTTCCTACGATACTCGAACGTCTCTGCTGTGCTGCAAGGGTTTTGGGATCGATCAAAATATTGGGTTTGTATTCTCCCTTATCGTCCTTCACAATTGCATCAAACAAGTCTGAAATACTTTTCCCTCTTGCTGCATCAGTTCCCAGTGTTTCAATGAGCTGCGCTTTGATCGCATTACCGGTAATCTCATTGACGAACGTCTTATCCTTAAAGAAGTCCGTTACAAGTCCGTTCAGTCTCTCCGTTTCTTCTTTCTGGGCACGTTCTCTTCTCTCGTTTTCAAGAGTCTGGTTCAGCTCTTCAACTTTTTCCTGCCATGTCTTAACATCCGCATTGGATTCTCTTAAGTCATTCAGTTCTTTCTGCAGCTTGGTCTGCTCTTCCTGCCATGCATTCTCTTTCTTTTCAAGTTCCTCGATACGGTCCTTTTTCTTTTTCACTTCGAGACTGCTTACCATGTCATCTGGAAACGCCTTCTTGATTTCCTCAGTGATTTCCACGCCCATGGATTTCAATTTTTCTACAACATTCATAGTATCTGTTCTCCTCTTCTTAAAAGTTGTTAATCCGGTCAGCCCGGCGCGAATAGGGTGCAATTTAAACCATTGCTGGCAAACAAAAAGAAGCCAACCACTAAAGTGATTGACTTCATTAAGTCCTTACTTGGTATCCATTGATTCCAGTGTCACATATTCTTTTTTGTCTCTGCAACCGGAATCTCGTAAATCGTGCGCGCCTTCGGCACTTTCACTACAGCAATTCCATCTTTTCTTTTTCTGATCTCAACATGAGAACACTCTTCGAGACATTTTTCATCGAGTTTTATTACTATCATAAACCAGTCCTCATTTAAAATATAACTTGTCTACTATGCAAAGTCAAACAGTATTGTGTTTCATTTTGTGTCAAAAAAGCACCCTGTGTAGGATGCTTTCATTCTTCCTCAAGTTCTCCCTCTACGGTTCCACTTTCAATTCCAATTTGTGATGCCATCAAAAGGACTTCTTTTCTGTCATTATTGCCACTTAAAATGAAGGATAGAAGTTTTTTTCTATCTTCTTGTGATTCACAATAATTGAAAATAAAGCTTATGAACTTTTCACTGTTTTTAATTTTTATTAGTTCATCATACAATGATTTATCAGTATCTGTTTTAACCTTCATACGCACCTTCTATTCATGGATGTTTGGTTTCTTCTTTTTACTAAGTATGTCATAGGTATATTTATCTTTGAATTCAATCAGATAATCATATCCCCCATGTTCCCATTCAAAGATTCCGTCTTCCATTTGCTGCTTAACATCACCTTTTACAAGTGAATCCCAAAGTGGATCATCATTTGGAACCTTCTTTGGTTTATGCTTCTTTGCAAAGAACTGAAGATCTAAGTCTATTTTACTATCTTTTGCAGTGTTTTCAAGCGGTTTAACAGAATCGGTTGAATTCTTCACATCTACCAACAATTTGATTTTATTATCATCCGTCAGTGTAGCACCCCTGAATTCAAATTTTGTGCCTGCTTGTAATATTATTTCGCTTTCTTCTCTGTTCTTCGTCAGGAACATTTTAGTTCCTTTCGGTGCATATATATCTAGCAAAACATCATCATTGTTATTTAGATTCTTTGCTTCTTTATACGATGTTGAAACAAATCCTTTTTCGGTGATTATTTCACCTACTTTTTTGCTGTTCAGTTCTTCAATAGCATCATTTAAGTTTTTATGATCAATGCCAAATACATTTTTCAGATAATCTTGATCGACCTTTCTTATCAAGACAGCATCCATATCAGATTCATTTTTGTTTATGACTTCCTTCAATGTTTCAATGGTTTTCTTACTTGCATCACTTAATTCACTAACAGTGCCATCACGCATTGCCTTATTGATTTTGTAAGCATTGGCATTTCTGATATATCCTGCATCATTCATTCCGCTGATTATAGAATATTCATCATCTGTGACTTTACCTATTGATTTTTTCCATGATTGCAAATCTTTGAAGGTCACTTTTTCTGCCCTATAATCTATTTCAGCAGTTTTATGTTCAAATATTGGAGCAGGTTTCATTTTTTGTGTGCCTGATCTGACCTGTAACACTTTTTCTTCTGCATTCTGATATGCTGTTGCCCTTCCATTCGCCGCGCTGGCCTGCTTCTTCTTAAATCCGGCTACCTTCAGCCGATCAGTATCTTTGGTCAGATCATTATCCTCACAAAAACTGTTATATGCTTTATTCTGTTCCCGGAGCTTGTATGCAAGCCTGTCATAATCTGCCTGCAATAACGGCTTTACATCCATTTCTGCAACCAGATCGATCTGCGTTTGCTTTTCAAGAAGCTGACGCTTCGTTTTTCTGACAGACCGCTCCATGGCTCTTTGCTTCTGTTTCAGATCATAAAGCTTTCTGCTTTCCTCTGTATCAATCTTCAGATTTCCATTCTCATCCACATATGGATTCCTCAGGCCTTTTATCCATGGCTGGTGGGAATGTCTGCAATTGTATCCGTGTAAGCCTTCCGGCTCTACTACAATGCCAACACCATCTCTGATATCATATCCAGTCTCTTCTAAGAGGTTCGGATATCCTTCCTCACTTCCCTGTATCTTATAGACCTTTCCCTGCCAATGATCATGTGAATGATAGTCATTCGGATGCTTCGGATCATATCGGGCTCCTGCATGAGCTGATACAAGTACATATTCTGTTGCTGCCTCTTCTATGTATGCATTCGTAAGCTGAGCCGTTGTCTGATTCATGGAAGTAACTACACACATCCTGACTGCTGCCTCTAAGGATATGGAACGCCTGGCGTATTCTACCCGGATTCCCCTGTCGGCATATTCATCCAGAATCTGACACACTGCGGAACTGTAAGACTGTACGCCGCTCGCAACTCGCATATCCGCCTGGTCAAGCAGCTGGATAAGATCTTTCTGTGCCTGGTGCATTGTTGACCTTGTGAGGTTGTAAAGCTCCCCTTTGCTCTTTTTGAGCTGTGCATTTATTACGCACATAAAATCAGGATTTTCAAGCGGACTGGCTGTAGCTACTCCCATCTTCTCAAGAATAGCCCTGTCACTTTCCCATGACGTCATCACTGCATCCTCTAACAGGTCCCTAAGTTCCTTTGTCGTCTTTCCGGTCAACGCTGATAACTGTTTTAAGATTTCTTCCTGCTGCACGCCAAGCTGCATTGTCTTCCATATGTTCCGATCAGCAGTACCACTCATTTCTCCTGCTTTCAGCAGTCTTTTTGATACATCCTCCAAAAGAAACATTTCGAGTTCCCGAAACATTTCAAGCATTCTGTCTTCTTTGTTTTCAAAATATTCCGGTGTCAGCATTACTCTCCAATCTCCTTACCGACCAATGAAACCCACTCATCCAGATGTTTTTCCTTTGCCTCTTCAAACCAGCCGCTTGTTCCTATTCTGTGTTTAAGCGGAACGCCGGTCGGATACTTCTTCTCATACTTTTGCGCAAACGAACGCCCATCCTGCGTCAAATACAGATCACCGACATACTGGTAATGTGCATAAGGTGTATTCCACTCTATCTCATTGCCATATATACCCTGTGGGAGCATTACGCTGCCACGAAGAGCTCCTTGCTCGCCAAACGGTACAAGTGGATTACAATCAGCCATGACCTGCATATTTAATGCTGCATGTGCCTTTTTTGCTCTCTCATCCAGCCTGTCTGTCGATATGTCAATTGTCACACCGGAGATCTGTTTATATATTTTCATTCCTCAAACAGCCCTTTCTGGTCGTCCTTCTCTGCCGCAATCTCCTGCATCATCTGATCAACTTCATCATCTGAAAATCCTTCGTATTCTTTCAGGTATTTTCTCTTGGAATACGCTCCAAGCACTACAAGCTGATAAGCTCGTGCTCTGTCCTGTTCAAAGGTCGATAAGAGATCCTTGAAATAGAACACATCCTCATCCGGTACATCTGCATCCAGTGCATTCACATAACCGCTTGGCATATCAAAGTACACATCACAATATACATTCAATGCATAGATAAGATCTCTGACTGCTGCCTTAAGAGCTGTTCGGATATCTGTGATTGTCTCAATAGTCTCGTTATCATCACTCTCTATCTGCGTGGCCGTGATATGTCCAGTCTTTGCATCCATGACGAACTGTCCCTGAGAAAATCCCATCTTTGTGCTGATCATAGACAGGATGCTGTTGATATCTTTGATCCTGTCCGTTGTCAGCAATGTCGCTGTATGCTCATCGATCACTTTCTCTGAATCTACCTTGCCTCTCTTAATGCCCTTCACAAAACGCGGAAGTTCAACCTTACCTCTCTGACCGGTTCTCTGATCTACTGTTGTCAAAGACGCTTCATCGATGAACGTAATATGCTGGCTGTCATCCACTTCATTAGCCTTCCTGCTCCATGCCACATCAAGGTTTTTCAGTTCTTCCATACAACCAGCAAAGATTGATACCCCTTCCGGGCTTGCATAATCAATGGTATTGTTTCGAGGCATTCTGAAATAGCCAAACAGTGCTTTCTCCACATTATCGAGGGCAATACTTGGCTCAAGACCTTCCCACTCCGGTACGTCAGCCAGATTTATCTTTGCACCCAGGTCTTCAGCACTCTTTGATTTAAACGCCCTATTCTCAATCATATAGGCCTGCACAGGTTCTCCGGTCTCCGGGTGCGCGACATTCTCAAAGTGCTGATATTCCAAACGTGTATAATACTCCTTGCCTTTTACAATCCTGTCAAAGAATATAATTCCCCTGATATCTCCGTTACTGTTCTTTTCCGTGATCACAAAATTACCGGGCAGCACATAGTCAATAGCAGCATTCACATTATATGTACCGCTTGGCTTAAGAATAATACCGCCCAGACCACAGGCATCTTCCACCTTGTCCCTGATCGACTTATCTACCATTGCCTTAATACATGCGTTGATATAGTCGGCTCTTTCCGAGCCTTCTACCTTTACCCGTAAATCCATGCAGGCTTTCTTTGAGGCAAAGTAACATATAAATGCTGCAAAATTAATTGTCCGGACATTTTTGGTAAGCCAGTCCGGCTTTCCCTTGATAACTCTCAGCCATCTCCTCTGCTCAAGTTCAAACAATTGACTGTACAAAACCGTTACCTGGAACTCTTTCTCCGCTCTCGTCTTAAACATTCCCATGATAAACTCCTTTACTTTTTCTAAGATTTTCATTCCTGATCCACCTCGTCAAATTCTTCCTCTTCTTCGTCTTCAAGTTCCACATCGTCATACAGCCCATTGTTCCTGCGGCTGTCCATAATGACACGATTAAGGGCATTTATCAGAGCCATTACACAGTCCTCTCCCAGTGTCGGATATGCATCTGAAAAGCTTCCATCCTTAAGCTGCTCATGTTCGAGTGTTGTCAGCTCATAATATAGATGCGGACATCTGGTCTGATCCACAACAATCTTGGTACATTGCTGCAGCCACTCCCAACAGTAATCTCGTCCTTTGCCGCCTGCCCATCGCTTTATCGCTCCGGTTACGATAAATCCCCAATCCAGCATTTCTCTAATAGCATCCGGTCTTGCACTGTCCGCTATAATTTCAACATTTCTGTATTTCTTGATTTTGCGGGCAAATGTGCTATTCTTGCACTTCTTGGAATAGACCTCATCGAAACAATACAGCACATCTGTTTCTTCGTCGTAGTGGCATCTTATAAAGGTCTGTGGATGGGTATAACCGAAATCGAGGCCGTGATAGATCACATCAAAGGTATTTATTTCTTCGTCTGATATCGCTCTGGCTTCCACATTCTCAAAAATGCCTCCGCCGGTTCCTGTTACTTCGCCCTCATAATTATTTTTGTAATACAATGGCTTATGCAGCCGGAACCATTCAGCACGTTCGAAAAATCTTTTTCCCAACCACTTGACCGGAACATTGTAATAATAAGAGTGACAGACAAGGCATGTCTCTTTCTTTACCGCCTCTTCCGTATAAATATTCATGAAGTTATTCTTACTCTTTGGCGGGTTGAATATCTTCACATCCAGAGCCGGTGTATCCGATCTGAGAAATGTATCCTCAATATTATCCATTTGTTCCACGCCTGCCATTTCGTCGCACTCTTCATGGATCAGAAGCTTTACATATCCAAATGACAAATTGTATGACTTAAGAGATATAGGCTTATCTGCACCCACAAAGATAACGCACTGCCCAGTTCTCTTATATACCGCCATCATAGGCGATACTTTAAAATCCCAGTTATCCAGATCCTTGTATCTGATCACAGTCTTCATAAACTGGTTATATACGCTGCCTCGCAGATCCGTCTTATATCTTCTTGTATACACGACATGCGCCTGCGGATCATTTCGAATTGTTTCATATGCAACTGCTGCCCAGAAGTTTGACTTAATGGATCCACGGCCGCCCTTGGAAACGACTTCCCGCAGGTTGTTATCGCCTGTAAAAGCCTCATGAACTGCTCTATACGGTTCAACGAAATCACTCGTAATATCTGTAATGGGTATTGTCCATTCTCTGTGATCTATGTCCGGCCGCCTTGCCTTTCCCTGAATGTCAACAAGTGCCTGAAAAGCTTTTGTATTCCCATCGATGGCAGATTTTATCTGTCCGGCTATCATTGCCGCATTTACCGTCATATCGTCCTCACTCATATCTTTTACCAGGCTCTTTATCGATCGTGTCCGTCTGCCATCCACAGGAGCCTCCAGCATGGTGGCCGTGAGTTCGTATATTGTCTTTTTTCTCTTTCTCACCTCTGCACTTGCCAACCCGCCTTTTCGACCAATTTCCCGTGCTTGCTCCGTGGTTAAGGCTCGCAAATTATCCTTTCCTGCCATGTCTATCCCTTCTGCCGAAAAATGTTCTCATAAACCAAAAAGGATGCCTGCTATTTGCAAACATCCTTCTTTGTTTTATGGTTATTTTTAGGAGGTACCTATATTTACATCCGTTTACGCTAATATCTTAGCATATCGCTTTGTTTCATTGTGTATCATTTTGTGGCAATTCAAATAATCTTAGAGCCATGCCATGTTTCCGGTTCGTTGTTGAAATTGAGTATTTTATCTTACTTGCCACCTGTGCAATCGTCATACATTCCATATAACGATATTCAAGCAGCAACTCAAGTTCTGGATCACCTATTGCATGTATTGCCTGCTTGATTTCATTCTGCTGCCTTATGTATTCTATTCTCAATTTCTCTCTTTTCTGCATAGCATCTTCCAATGCCATCACATAGCTCTCCTGTGGACTCGTTCTGTCAGCTTGTCCGTTAGGCATACCGGAATATTGTATCGCCTTGGTCGCATCTCTTTCCAGTCTTAATCTTTCTATTTCCCCGTCTAACTGACGGATTCTTTTCTCAACAGGCTGATAGGACCAAAGGTAATCCTTTTTTATTCTGTTTGATTCCTTTTCCGTCATTTTCATTCCACCTTTACTTAATCATCATTTTGGGAAGCCCTTATTAATTGTCTCATATCGTTTGGCACAATAAATACTGTAACTAAAATATGATCACAAAATATATACAGGAAATCCCCATATATTCTCATATTATTTGCCTTTCTGTTCTTCTTGTATAACCCACTCATCCACTTTTTCAACCGTCCACACGTATCTTTGTGCCTTACACCTTCATAGAAAGCTTTCTCTGCCAGTCTTTTTGCCGCCCGTCTGTTGATACCAAGGCGTTCCCGCAACCTTCTCTCTGCATGCCTTGATACCTCGATATGTACTTCATTCTTTGAATCCATTTAATCAATCTCCTATCTGCATTTTAATAAGCCCGTCACCTCCTGCCGACCGGTATAAACCGGCCAGCTATAAATTCTGTGATATAAAATGTGAGGTAATCTTGTTTCTTTTAGGTCTTGCCCCGGTGTTTCAACCTTTTTTCTGTTTTGCAACGGCAACAGCTTTTGCCTGCTTTCTTTGCCGTCTCTCCTGCTCTATTTCAAGAGCCTGCTGCCGCAGCGATTCCTCTATCTGATATTCTGCATAGGTCTTTCCCTGTTCCACCGCTGCCGCTTGAAATTCAGCTATAGCACTTGTCTGTTTCCTGCTCATGCTTCCTTTACCTCCACGCGCTTTGTTTCTTTTTCAATTTTTAAAGTGCCGTCTGCTTTTCTCATCAGCTTGTATGTCACAGTATTATGCTTGACAGTCAGCCTGTCCAATAAATTTTCTGCAACCGGTCTGGCTGCTGCCATAAGCAGATCCTGCGCTGCCGGATCCGATGCATACTCAGTCTTTATGATGCTTTCCGCAATATCGATTGACTGCTCAATCTTTTTAAACTGCTGCGCATCTCCGCACGTGCACAGCTTCGTGGCTTCCCTGTTCTTTTCTCCTTCATCCGCATCCTCCGGTACTCTGATTACCTGTGACTGTCCGCAATAGATGCAGGTTCCATATGTTTCTATCATGCTTTTTCCTCCTTCATGTAAGCGTCAAGCTCTTCCAGCTCCGCTGTCTTCTTTTCGATTTCTTCCGTCAGCCGGATCATCCGCTCTGTGATCGCTTTCTTTACACAGTCCGGAAGCGGCTTTACAACCATCTGTCTGATTTCCTTTGGCTTCGGTCCCGGTCTCTTTTTTTCTGCCGGCTCTCCGGCCGCGATCAGGATCTGCCTGATCTGCTCCGGACTGCTGCCATTTAAGTCCGCAAGGATCTGTATCTGCTTTTCTTTGTTTTTCGCTTCCCGGTAACTTCTTACAATTTCGCTCTGATCCATTTTTCTACGCCTCCTGTTCCTCGTATGGTTCCCTTTTTCCAGTTATCCGTGCCCTTTAATCTTGCGAATACCGAAGGACGCTCTTTTGGCATTTCTTCACTGACTAATTTCCACACGCTTTACCTTCCCCCTTTCTGTGTTGATCTTCGCTATATATCTGCCTGCTGCCTCGACCAGCTCCAGAATATTCCATTGAGTCTGATCATACCCACGGATCGGCATCCCAGCCGTAGCGGTCAAGTTCGGATTTCTTGATGGTGGAGGTCCAAAGTTTTTCCCATTCCATCATCATTTCATCACATTGACTGCACTGTTCTTCTGTCCCATAACAGCACTGCGAACCGCTTTCTCCGGTATATAGCATCCACAATATGCGCAATGACCGTTGTATTTTGCATATACCTGTTTTCTTACTGATTTAGGAATTGACTTTCTCATCTATTCCACCCGCCTTTACTATCTCGATTGCTTTATCAATTCCCTCATGTATTCCATTACAGTATTGCCCATACCAATTATCCGATTCCTTGGCGAAAATATCTGTTTCTAACTTCTCTTGTTGCTTCCTTAACTGATCCACAACCGCATCTACATCATAGGCGGTTGGCTGTGTGTCAACTAATTTCATTAGTTCATCATGCCGACAACTTCCGTTACATTTCGAGCAGTCTTCACAGTATTGGTCAACAAGATTTTCTGTAAATTCAGCTGCATCAATCAATCTTCTCATCATTCGACCTCCTATACTCATAATAAATCCTTATCCATCCGATGAAGTTGTCGTTTCTGTCGTAAACTCTCGTATACTCGTAGTTTGCGTATTTTGGAACGAACGGTTTAGTTTTCTGGTAACATATCATCATTCGCCCTCCTGTTCCTCACTCCAATCAATCCTCTGACCGCAAGAAGGGCAATAATCATATTCTTCATAGTCAACTTCATAATGCTTTTC